TTGATATCGACTTCTGAGAGTTTGATCAGTATCAAGATAAACATCCGAACCCTTGAAGGTCTTACCAAATCGTCTACCTATAAATCCAGAAAGTTTATCAAGTGCACCGGGCTGTATTAATGGATCTACTACACCCGATAAAAACTTTTTGTTTGGTTCTGTCCTAAACGTGTTAGGTAAAAGGTCAGAAGACTTTCTAATAGGAAGTTCGCTGTTAGGATACTTTTTATCTGCCATTACGTGCTACTCACCACTGAACTTGCACCAGCTCTAATTTCAGCAGCGGTAATACTAGAAACTATTTCTATATCGTCAACCGTAGCACCGCTTACAAATATTTCATCTGGTTTGCTTTGTATTTCAAAAAGGCTTCCGAACACCTGACTCTGTTGTCTAGGTAGTATAACAAAGTTGGAAACGTCTGGGGAAACAGAATTTACAACGTATGTTGTTAATTCACTTAGATAGAATCTATCACCAAAATCCCAATTGTTTATGTTAAAGAATTCATTTATAGCATTTACGATTCTAACCTTTAGGTTGTTGTCATTAATTGTTCTGTTAGAATTTTTTACTACCTTAAACTGAGCCTGTAACTTTTCAGCAGCAGTTTGTCCAAACAATACTTTATATTTTACTGGATGGAACACAATTTCATCGCTGATTGATTTGATGCTGTTAAGTGTAGATCCAAAATCTATTCTTAAGGTATCTGTGTTAGGTGCTTCAGGCTCTGTGGTTGTTGCACCTGCTAGATAATTTCTATAATCAGTATCGTAATTTTTTGTTAGCAAGAAAAGATCTATTATGTTTGTTACGCTAGGATCAATTCTTCTATCCTCACTTGCCGCATGAGTATATTGAAACTTAATATTTCTTCTTCCTATGCTGGCCCTGTATTTGCTTTCCAATATAAGTGTATTAGTAGTCTTATCGACTCTCTTGACTCTATTTTCATTTACATCAGTAAAATAAATTAATTGTCCATCATCAAAATCATTAACATTAACTAGAGTTTCTTTTTCTCTAATAATGATTGTGTTATTAGAATTATCAAATAGATTATAAACTGTTGACCCATAACTATCAATAGTTCTCTCAAAGAAAAGATAATTTTGATCAACATCGGCACCTGCTACTCTAATGAATGCATCAGGATCATCTACAACACCGTCATCATCAGAATCTCCAAATGCAAGTTTAATTTCTTTGGTGCTTTCATATCCGTCGTCAAATTCAATAGTGTCGGACACTTCAAATTCATAATCTCTTTTCAAACTTTCAGCACCTGTTATTGTAGAATTAATGTTTAGAATTTTGATCTTATCCTTAACTAATTCTCCAGTGATATTGTTGTAGGCTTTTTCATTCTTATCAAAATAGAACCTATTTTGCGATACGCTACCAAAAATATAATCCATTTTCCTAATTCTTACTGCATACTGATCATTGTCCTTAACAAATGCAAGTAACCAAGATGCATCAAGATTTTCATTTGTTGTATCTCCAGCCTTACCAAGACTGAATGCATTGACCAAATCTAAGTTCTGACTTTGAATTATCTTCCATTGACCCAAAGCAGTATCATACCTTAAACCAAAGTTTAATCCGGCAAATAATAGATTTACCATTTCAGTTTCTAGTGAGGTGCTTAAATCATTTACAAATCTAGGAACAATGCTGGTAGCAATTGCTCCACTAGGAACATTATCATTAAATGTTATAGGACCTAGTCCTGTATCTAGTGCACCTCGTCCTGCGTTTGTTCCGTCGCCGACAATTCTAACTGCTTTTGTCCATATGTAATCTGTCTGTTCAATATCATTTTCATCAGTTACCACAAGTTCGCCATTTTTAAATGAATATCCCGCTGGTGCTGAAAATTTTATGTTGGCACCAACGGTTACATATTTTAATGTGTTAGTTGCATAGGTTCCTACCTTCAACAGTGCATTATCAACCGTGTTCTTGAAATATCCTGTTCCTATGTTAACATCATTAGTAATGGCTTCCCATACAGTTGTTGTTTCACTGAATAGCACCCTTTCAAATTTTGTTAGATAAAAATTATATAGATCCGTGTCAGAAAATGTTCCTTCAACATTGTTTCTAATAAAATTGATTATATCCGTCTTATCTGTAAATTTAAAGTTTAAGACTCTTTCATCTTCTTGCTTGTAAATATATCCGTCATCACCAAACACATTTACGGCACTGTATTTTCCACTTGCATCGATGATATCAAAGTTTCTGCTTATACCACTTGATGTTCTGTTTACTGCCTTAACTTTTAAAATATTCTGCGAACTAGCCAATGGAGCAAGGTTATAATCCTCACCTGTGATCATTCTATTCTGTGTATAATAAAGTGCGGGTGCATTCTGTCTAATTGTGTCTGTGCTTTCTGTGGCAGCAGCGTTATTTACGGTATATTGTAAACCAAGATTAATTGTTAGCGTATGTGCAACTCCTGCACCATTGCGATAGTTAACATCAATTGTAATTCCTCTCATCTCTGTTGGAGATATCGAATATTCTAATCCATTGCTTACTCTGTAGTAGGTTCTAAATGAACCCTGTGGAAGATTTCCATACACACCATCAGCAAACAGTAGATTTACTCTATCATTTTGCTGTGTTGACACTGCATAGATATTCTTAATGTTACCAACTATTGAGTTGTATGCAATATTATTTCCAACCAAGTTGCTTACCTTGGTCCACTCTGTAGTTTGACCGCCTGCAGAATTTAAACTGAATAACCAAATGTCATCGTTGTTTATGTTATTGCTTTCAACCGAGATAGATTCATTAGTTGTTGGCGTATTAATTGTAAAGTCCGCAAGTTCTAAACTTCCTTGCTTGAACTGAAGGAAGAATCCTGTGTTGGCACTACCTGGACCTTTACCGTCCTGCCTATACACAAATCCTAATTGATTTCCAGGAACTGGTGCTTCCTCATAAATTTCTTCTGCATCCTTAAACGTGGTGCTAACAATTTCAAATGCCATATTACGTCCTGCAACGGATTTCGAAAACGTAAACAGTGGAACATCAGTTGTTGTAGTCTTGAATCGATATTGTTCAGTAGGAATGCTCTGAATCGTATCACTGCCTTGGCTTCGACCAAATTCGGTATTGTCGCTCATAGCAGCATTTAATATTAGTATGAACTGTTCTGCCCAGTTAGAATTTGTAGGATCGTTCCATCTTACTGTCTGCTGTGATAAATCTCTACCATTGCTATCAATTAGTGTTTCGGTTGTTGTAACGCTGTTAAATTTTAACAGCCCGCTTGCAGCAACGTTTCTCTTGGCATTGTATCCAAGCATTCTTGCTATTCTAAGAACGCTTTCTTTTCTTTCTGCCAATTCTATAAAATTTTCTCTAGAAGCAAGATCAAGACGGAAACTTAGGCTCTGCCCAAGAAACGCCATTGCATCGATCAATGCAAGATATTCCGAACTTTCAATATAATCGTTGAAATCTTCAGGATAGTTTTCACGCAGATAGGTGATCATTACCCTACGAATATTTTCAAAGTCATAGGACTTAAAATCCGCATTTTTGAAGGTCTGATATATGCGTTTCCAGTCTTCGTTAAGTATCAAATTATTCTGTCTTGATGTTGTGCTCATGTATGCGTTTTCCTATTGTAATATTTAGCACATCTAATTAACTGCTCAGTTTATAACGGAGTTATTTCTGTCAAAATTAAACGTCATTCTTTCGCTAATGTTAAATGGAATATAAACAACTTCCGCTTCTATTCTCATTCCCTGTTCCGTGCTATCAACGGAAACTGACTGAACCGCTATTCTAGGATCGTAGTTTATGATAGTTTCAACATCCTTTGCAATTATTGTCTTGGTTTCATCAGTAAATTGCTCAAATATCATGTCCCATATAATGGTCCCAAACCCAGGATTCTCTAGTTTTTCACCCTTTCTAATGTAGAAATGGTTAATAATATCCTGCTTGACAAGGTCAATATCGTAGAGTTTAAACCTATTGGCCTTGTTTTTGGAGTTGAATCCTTTGTATGTAAATGCGCCACTGTTTGAATCTCCAACTGATGCTTTGTTTACTGCAACTGCTTTTTGATTGTATATCTTTTTCATATTATTCCTCCTCTCCTGATATTAATTCTCTATCAGTCAATTCTGGAGTTTGCAACGAAGGAGAATTATTTTCATGCAGTGCCCAAGGTTCGTGCATAGGAACTCTTCTCATTATTGACTGTATTGCTCCATCCTGATATTTGGTTGATGACCATTCCTTATTATAGTCGTTATACAAGTTTACGTGTGTGATTAAATCTGCAATACTTCTAGCGTCATCTGCCGTTCTTGCTTCGGGACCATTCATATGAATTTCTAAGGCTGTTTCTATATGCTGACCAGTGCTCAATATTTCCGTATTAGCACCCGCTGTTAATGAAGTTCTTTGCCCTGTCTTTACATCAAGATTAATTTTTTGTTCTATCCTTGTATTACCAATTACATCTATGTCTAGGTCTCCAGGAACTATCACGCCTTCAGCATTTTCATAACTGCGTGTTTCAATCTTACCATTGGCTCCTATCAATAGATTAAAATTAAATGCGCTTTCAATTTGTATTCTACCCGCTTCATATCCTAATTCATCCTCAATCTTAGGAATAGGATTGCCATCAGCATCTCTTCTATGGAGAACGCTCTTGGATTGATATTCAGCAGTTGCCTTCATGTTTATGTTTCGGCCCGCTTCCATGTTAATGTCTCTGTCGGCCTTTATGTTAAGATCATTTTCAGAGTGGATGCTAATGCTGTCCGCGGCATAGATATCTATCTTACCATTGCTGGTCAATTCTACCCAGGCAGTTCCTTTCGCATTGCCTATGTAAATCAGATCCTCGGAATTGTGAAGCAGTATCTGGTGTCCCGTTCTTGTTCTTATTCTTGTGTGTTCATTATATGGAATGTCCACACGACCTTTAGAATTGGTTTGCGTGCCTGTGGCAGCATCTCTTCCTTCGATCACGTCTATGTATTTTACTGGTCCTTGAGATGCGTCGGTATCTCTAACGTATCTGTCGTCACCGTCGTCAATTACAAATTGTGTTCCGCCTAATCTGCTAACTGCTACTCCTGTAAGTGATTGATTGTTCGCTGGGCCAACGTTCATTCTCTTGCTACCGTCTCTCCAGTCTAATGGACCTGGAGTTAAAATACCAAAAACTGAGTTTGGTGTTTGTCTTCTAGCAGTTGAAGTTGTTACTCCTCTAACATCATCTTCTAGTGTTCCTTGTTCTAAGAATCTATCAGCAATAGGATGAACCGGTTTGAGAATTTTTTCGGCATCCTTTTCTGGATCGTCTGCGTTTCTCCTTTTGTTTATTTCACCGGTTGGTAGGGGTTGTTTTGTATTAAATTTTTTCTTGTCTGCATCTGTTAGGTCAACTTGGGTAGTTCCTCCAATGGCAGGAACCATATGGTTCGCAAAACTCGGTGGCAAGCAGGCAAACCAATAACCTTCGCCAGGATCGCCATCAACAAATACACACATTACAGTAACACCAACATCCGGTGGAACAAACCACATGCCATATGATTTTTGTGTATCATTAAAATCTGTATTATTTTTACCCATTGATTCAAATGGTGTGTAGCCAAAGAACGGCGAAGCATAGTTTACGATATATGTTTGGTTATCTGCACCAATATCATTTCCTTGGTCCTTTAGAAGAGAAACTCTTAATCTACCATTGAAGGTGGAATCCATGGTGCTGATGACCGTGGCAAGATATACTCCAGAGCCTAAACTAACTCCTACTGTTTCTTTTCTTGGTGCTCGTCTTTGAATTGCCATAATATTACTCTTCGTCTAATCCTGCTACTGTTGTTCCATTATATGTTTCGGCGGTATTAGTCTTCGGCTTGCCCTGTCCAACAATCTCAGTAGTTTTATTAGTTACCTTGTCTGTGTTAACTCGTTTTCCATCAAAGTCAGATGGTTGAGCCTGCAATCTAATACATGATAGCGTTTGCTTGAATGTCCCGCCATCAAATTTACTCACACACTTCCATACCCTATATATTCCACTGAATGGGCTTACCTTTTCCTTGTTGGAGATTTCAATGCTTCCTGTTCTTTCGTTTATGTCTGCAGGAGTATTAAATGCGATAAAAATATAAACATCCTGTCCTTCATAATTCGCAGTTCCATCTTCAGTTAGCAACGGAGAACTGTCTGACGTTTTGCTAAAATAATTGCTTAGACCGCTGTCTACCAACCAATATGTATCACCGACTATTTCCAGTTCTACCTTGACCAAATCAGAAGATGAAGTATTGACAAAAGCATCTTGAAAACTCTCGGCAACTTTTTGTCCGACGTCAGTTGTTCCTGCTCCACCCTTCATTAGGCTAAACTGTCCTGGACTTTTCTTAATCTTTGATTTACCAAGATTTGCAGTTTGTGCTTTCTTTTCATTTCCTTCTCCGGTCTTGACTGTGTCCGCAGGACTCTCGACTGTTCCTTTGTTATTTTGATTTTGTTCGTTCTTGGTTTTACTTTCTGTTGTTGGAGCAGATCCAGTATAGAACAAGTAATCGATTTTTATTTCAAAATTTAATACGTCAACATTCTGCCCGGTGTAGATGTAATCATATCTCTTGACTATGCTTTTTTCAATTTCGCTTATTCCAACAGGAATAGAATTGGGGTTACCAAATATGCTTGAGTGAACCTTGAAAGGAACCACCCTAAAGATATATTTCTTTGCAAAATCACCAATGACATCATCATAGTCCAAGAATTCGATCTGCACGTCAATCTTAAACCAATCAATCATACCATCTGCCTTCGTTGCCTTTTGCGTTGCCTCCTTGGCGAAGGTTGAACTGAGAATTACGCTTGTTATGATATCAGTAAGTTTTTGTTGCTGGGTAAAATGAAACGATCTTGTCTTTTCATTGATCTGCATCTTGCCTCTGGTTATTCGACCCGTTTTTTCATCAACAACTTCCTTGTCATCCTTGAAAGGAAAGTTTCCGCCCTTGCCAACTCCAAACCCAAAATCTGATTTAGCAATGGCGTTGTTACCTATGTTTTTATTTGTTGTTGTTTCTATCGTATTTCCGCCTACCGACTTTTTTGTGTTACTATCTGGGCTCACAGTTGCACCAGCATCTTCCTGTGTGCCATCAGTTTGATTTGTTATTCTAATATTTGCATTTTCCGGGAAGTGTATTTCATAAATGTCTTTGATTTTATATTTGCCCTCACGGACCAATTGTTCTTCGTTCTTGTTTAGAAGTGCAACCAGACTCTTTGAACCCGTGGCTAATACATCTCTCACGGTTCCTTTTTCTTCAGGTCCAAGAGTTGTATCTGCTATTTGATCTGTGGTTGCCTGAATATTAATGTCTGTCCATAAAGTATCAACAGTATCAGCAAAGCCCTGATGATTAAATGGATACGCTTCTACACTATAGGTGCTGCCGGATTCATCAACGTTGAATGTG